CCTATCTTAGTATTAATAACTTGCTCAATAGCAACTAATTCATCATCTTGTAAAGAAAAGAAGTTATTGAAGTTTTTTGATTTCTGAAAGTAATCTAAAATTAGATATCCATCTTCTAAGAATTCAACTAGCTCTTCTTTTGAGCAAATTGGTTCTTTACCTTCATCGGATTCTTTGATAAAAAATTCTCTCATCTTTTCTTTAAGAAAAGCCTTCGTATCCATTCCCTTATCAGCTTGTGATTTGGAGATACGAAGGCATCTACTTAAATACTCTTGCAATGTTTCGTGCATTGCTGAACCAAATACAGAATGTATATTGGATTTCGATGTGGATAAACCATCTATATAAGATAGTTTATATTGTTGTGGACAATTACTCCACATACTATATTGTGAAAATGATACTCTAGCCATATAACAAATATACGAATTTTATTTCAATAAACCAAAGAATTATATCTTTAATTTAAGTTTCGTAATTTGTTTTTTTTCTACGCCATACATTTCACAAATGTATTTGATATTCTCTCTACCTTCTCTAGTCGAGTAGAGGATATCTATATATTCTAATGCCTGTGATTCTGGCACCGAATAATCTTTCTTAACCAATTCAACTAAAAACTCCTCATACTTATCTTCGGATTTACCTTTAGTATATTTTAAATATTGCTTACCTTTTGGTAAAACACCAATATACAATTTGTACATCTCCTTTGGTTGAAGAGTTTGGGTTAACGGTAATAATGATGCAATGAGTTCAACCCATTCCGGCTTCATAGAAAGGAATCGATTAATCATAAAGTTACTCCACGATTTTAAATCCTCTTCCGATAACTTATCGAAATAGTTTGGGTCTTGCTCCGCCGTAATTGCATTAAGATGGTCAAATAACTTTTTAACTGCCATTATTTTTCTTCTTTTGAAATTTGTAATTCTTCTGGTAAGAACTCTTGTAATGGTTTACCACAATTTGTACATAAGAATACTTCGAATGGCATAACAGTATCTTTATCACCACCGGTTAATAACTTAGAAGCCTTACGGAATCTATAACCCGGCATAAAGATTAAATTACCACATTCACATGGTACATCTCGTGTATCTTTTAAATCAATTTGCGGTTGTTGAAATTGTTCGTTTATCATTTTATAATATTTAAAATTTGAATAATTGTGCTCATAAACACTATCTCTTTATCTACTACTAAAGCATCTTTAGATAATCCATCTGCAATAGTAAGTATTACATTTGCTGTATTTCCAGCTGCGTAATCATCAACCTTATCATATAACATAGAATACATTTCTGAATAATCATTTAAACGATTATCTGCTACTGCTTGTCTAATGTTTATGAATAAGTTTCTTTTATCATTGGATGATTTAAGAAGTTCAATCAGTTTAGTTTGAAAATTAGATTCAACCATAATTGCATGGTCTACTTTCAATTCACCTTTAGCCGATTGTAGTTGGCAAGTATTTAGGATTCTACGAATATCTGGATAATATGAACTAACTATATCAGCTACATTCTTAATATCATATGTAATCTTTTCTGCATCCAAAATCTTACTAACCTGAATTGCTACATCCTTTTTAGTTGGAGGTGTGATTGCAAATGATTGACATCTACTTTGAATCGGGTCAATAATCTTCTCAATGTAGTTACACGTTAAAATGAATCTACAATGCTTACTGAATGTTTCCATTAAGTTACGAAGAATTGCCTGTGCGTTTGGAGTCATATAATCAAACTCATCTAAGATGATTACTTTGAATCCGGAGAATCCTACTGATGATGCAAATCCTTTTACTTTGTTACGAACGGTATCAACATTATTTTCATCCGATGCGTTGATAATCATAAAGTCACATTTGATTGTGTTTACGATTAACTTTGCTAATGTGGTTTTACCCGTACCCGCTTTACCATAAAGTAGTAAGTGAGGGATATCGTTGTTATCCAAATATTGTTGGATTGTTTCTTTGATGGTTTCATTACCAACGTAATCAGCTAAAGTTTGTGGGCGATATTTTTCTACCCATAAACTATGCTCTCTTTTATTAATATCGTTTGCGAAAAAGCTCATATTGTATTATTTTCCTGTTGAACCGAATCCGCCTTGGCCTCTATCGGTGTTATTTAATTCATTTACTTCTTCAAATTCAATTGTTGGATGTGGGATAATCATAATTTGACAAATCCTATCACCCACTTTATATGCAAGTGAATCCAATCCGTTTTCTTTTTTAAATGTAGCTTGGATTTCACCTCTATATCCACTATCAATTACACCAACTGAATTTGATAATATTAACTCATACTTCCTAATTGATGAACGAGGAAATACTAATCCTACAAATCCTTCGGGAATTTCTAATGCAATATCAGTTCCATATGTAACATCAAATGTTGTATTGGATATAATTTTAGTTGCTACTAAATCCATACCAGCATCCCCACTTTTTGCATAGGTGGGGATAGTGGCATCGGAATGTAATTTTTTAATCTTTACTTTCATTTTCTTTTTTTCTTTCTAATTTTGTTTCTTCGGAAATTGGTCTTGGGAAAAGTCTAAAGGTCATTCCGTTTTGTTGGAAATTTAGTCCTTGTCCTTCGGTTGGTTCAATTTTCATTTGTAATGGTGAAGCGATTTCGCCTTCGTTTGAGAATGCAAATACCACCGGCTCATTGTTAAAAAATTGAAAACACCATTCCGCATCTAAGATTGGGGTTACTTCGGATACTCCAATGCTACCCGCATCTTGTTGTTGTAATTTCTCTTCTGGAAATAAATCTAATTGTTCTGCCATTTTTATTAATTTGAAATTTCTACTAAATAATATTTACATACGAAATCATCGATAATGAATTCAACGTGCGCCAATCCATCGGCTGATACGTTAAGTTTAGCGGATGTTGCTTCTTTGTTAGCCGTTAAGATTTCTTTAAGATACTTAGCGGAGAAAGAAATTGGTTTAACTTCACCGGCATATCCTTTTTGGCAAGTGAATGTTACTCTATTTGTGGAAATGGTTGAATAACCGATTGCCATTTTCAAATCACCATTTTCAGTAAATACAGTAAATGTATCGATATCACTCAATGCACCTTTTGCTTTGATAAACTTATCAATCATAGTAGATGCCATTTCAATTGCGATACCAAATTCAGGCAATACTTTCAAATCTGGCACAACAGGAATTACACCCAAATCAGCCAATTGATACGAAGTTTCAGTTTCTTCTGAATTTAACTTTAATACAGTTGCTCTATCGCCAACCATATCAACATTTAAAGATAAATCATTATCTAAAATGCCTAATAAATTTTTTAACAATGATGTAGTGTAAATACCAACATTGAATGGTTTTGATGTAAAACCATTAAAATCCACTTCACCCAACATAGTCTTATCATCTGAAATGAAACGTACAGATAGTTTGTTTCCTTCTGCATTCCATGCTACTGATTCGATAACTCCACCTAGTGAATACTTTTGGATGAATCTTTGTAAATTTTGTTTGTTCATAATCTAATTTTTAAATTTTATTTTTATTGTTATTGTGTAAATATACGAAAATATTTCGAATGTTCCAAATTAAAATGAGAAAAACTTTTTCGCAGTTAGGGCTTCAGTTGAAGCTTTCTGCCATTTAAGTGCGGTATAGAAATCATCTACCTTATTTTCCATATCCGATACATATAATTTATCTCTATCAATGTATTGTTCTACGAAATCCATAATTTCCTTCGGGTCATTATAATCCTTAAACGCCACAGTCTCCAACCCCAACGGATTATTTTTAAGATATACCCATTTTACTTTATCACCATCTCTAATTGGTTCGTGCTTATATGGTGCATTAAAGAACTTTAATAATCGATTATAAGTAATTCCAGCTTTAACGTGCGCAGGTGTTCCTTTTTCAAAAGATGCAATTGATAACCCACTATCTTTTCTCCAAGTACCATTATCATATTTACTTAACTCTTTAATTGCTCCACCCTTTGCTATCTTATTAACCGGCAAATTAATCATACTAGCTTTAAATGCTAATAACTTTGTATCAACATACTCATTATCTTTACCCATAAGGATATCTTTCAACATACCACTCATTTGGTCCTGAAATGCTTTGGGGAAAGATGAACGAACTACATCCAATCCTTTAACATCTAACTTATCGCATGGAATACCATTTTTTAATACCATCCATTGAGCGTATCTCTTCTTTGCTACCCAAAATCCTGCTTTACTGATATATTCTTTCTTAATCTCAAAACGATGTTTCTCTTTTGGAATAAAGAAGAATCTTTCAGCCAACATATCATAGAATGAATTTAAGAATGTTTGTGTTTCAGTTGCGATGTTATCCACTTCAACTGCCATTCTCTTCTCATCGAATGTCTTATAATCTGGGTATCTATGTTTTACCAAAGGCTCTGCCATCATATAGATTGAATCCGTATCAATATAGACATTGTAGTCATCGGTTGTTCCTAATTCTTTCCAATATTTTCTATTTGCCATCTCCGCCGTTTTCTTAATAACAGTTTGACCCGTAACCGTAACTGCCTCTGCATTATCAATATCGTAAAACCGAAAGGCAGGAAGGCCAAGAACACCATACATAGAATTAAGAAGAATCTTCTGAACAAGCTGCCTTTTAGCATAAAAGTCATATTTCTCCGTATCACCCGCTTCACCATATTGTTTTTCTAATTTTCTAAACTCAACACGCTTTTCAAACCAATCATTTAAAATATCAGCGATAAGACCCTTCTTATCCTGTGTATATAGAACCCCATTTGCCGCAACACCTAAATTACTATCTTTGATAACTTCCTTCAGTTCCTGAGTCGTATATGAGTACTCATCGCCATCCTTACCCACTAACTTATATGTCGTATCTAATCCTTTAATATTAGCCTCTGCATCCCAATTTTCAATCTTACCAACTTTGGTTTCGGGACTGATATTTAGGGTCATAATAATTGATGGGTATAGGGATGTTAAATCCAAATCATAAATCCAATCATACTTACCAACAATAGGTTCTTTTACATATGCTCCAATAAACTTCTCTTGGTTGTTATCTCTAAGAGCCTGCATTCTTTCTTTCCTATCTCGTGGTTTATTGGTTGCTACCAATCCTTTCTTTTTAAGATATCCTAAACAAGCTCCTTCTAACCACTTTGATGAATAAATGTAATCTTCATATGGTACATATCCGGCGTGACAAACGGCTCTACATAATTCAATAAATTGAAGTTTATCATCCATCGATACAACTAAGTCCACATCGACAATGTTGTACTCAATAAACTTTTCCAAATCGTTTTCGAATAAATCATCTAAACTTCCTTCGTACTCAATCTTACCTCTACCCAATTCTTTTGTAGCAATATAATTTAAGGTATAAGATGCTTCTAATGAATATGTGTATGTTTTATATAGATTGATATAATCCAAAATAGATACACCACCAAAACTAAACTTTTCTCTATATGGTGACCAAAATGCCTGTCCTATCGGTGATAATCGTTTAGCATGTCCTTCGCCACATACATTCTTTAATCGGTTATACAAATAGGGAATATCAAAGAAGTCAATATTCCAACCCGTTAGAATTGTTGGGTTTACTTCTTCGTAATAATTAAGGAATGCCTGTAATAGATTTCTTTCATTATCGAATATATGAAGAGTAACTTCTCTACCATCTTTATTAAAGTTTTTGGCTTTATTCTTAACCTTACGTTCTTTATCTAATACGAATACATCATACAGCTTTGTTGCTCCATCATGTGCAGCAATTGCCGTAATTTCATTCTTTGCATCTTTTGTGTTTGGTAGACCTGATATCATCTCTACCTCAATATCAAATGTGAGAACTCTATGTCCTTTCGATGGTAAATCATTTTCGTATATATCTACCAAAACTCTCGTTGTTTCGGGAACATCCGATTCAAATAAATCTTCGGCATCTTCTTTTTCCCACTTACCAACTTTGCTTAGTTTATCACCATACATAGAAAGATACTCACCATGTGTATCTCGTTTGTACGCATACTTTCGATATGGGAATGTTTGATATCCACTTTTATCATCCCATAGATGAATTAAATTCTTTTGCCTTTCGTAATAAATATTTTGATACATTATCCTCTTAGTTTTTCGTTTAATATTTTAATCATCCTACTATCGTTTTCAGATAGCGCCTTTGCTCTCTCAATTGCTTTATTAGATAATTGTAATCTATGATTTTCATCATCTAATATTTTATCTAACATATCAAACAAATCCTTTTTATATTTAAAGAACAACCCATTTGGGTCTATCTCTTTGTAACAATCTGATTCCTGAAATATCATAGGAGTTCCATTCATCATACAATCGGTAGCCGCTACACTCCAACCATAATTAGTCTGCCTCATTTGAATTCCAACGGAGCAAGATTGTAACTTTTTATAATAATCATGCTTAGCTACTTTGGTATTATCAATCCAACCAAATTCAGGCTTACCATCCAATTGAGGCACCCAAACTTTGAAATCTTGTCTACGTCCTCTATACTCTTCCATCAACTTAATAAACGATGGATATCCTTTATATGCAGCTGCCCTATGATTGAATACAATAACCTTTTCTTTTGGTTTAGGCGATTCGATGATTTTTGTAACATCTATTCCTAAATTCCATACTACTAATATACTACTTAATTTTTGAATAAACAAATCATTGAACCATAATTTTGCTTCTTCTAAAACTCTATCTTTTTGTTCTTGCGTATTTAAGAAGCAAGTTTCCATTTGAGATACCCCCAATAATTCAATCGGCATCCATCTCCATTTGTTTTTTCTATCTTCTGCATTGCAAGATTTCATTTCCCACCAATGACAATATCCAATTACATTGGTTTTGAAATCGTTCTTATATCTACCAACTTGCGGCCAATCGGGCAAATGAGAATATATTACATCATATTCTAATGTTTCCAACAAACGATTCATATCGGGTGGATATGTTCTCATTTTAATCATATCGCCTGAAAATTGAAGTATGTGTTGCTTTACATTTATTAGATTTAATTTCTTAACGGGTTGTGGTAATATAATATTCCAAAAGAATTCTCCATGCGATTCCAATGATTTTATATGATTGTATATAACATCCACAAAAGAATCCTTTTCAATATTGGAAGAGTTGGTGATATTAGGTATCACCAACACTTTCCTTGCTTTATTATAATCTATACTTTCCCAAAAATTCATCTATTATTTTTTTAATTCGGATAAAAACTCATCACCATGCCTAGCGCCTTTCTTCAAATTTAAAGATTTTGAAGTTACACGCAAATTATTATATTCGGTAACACCACCCTTAGCAATTCCCCAACTTCTAGGAATGTGGTGGTCTCCTGCTAATTCATTTCTTTCAAGTTCTTCACCTGTATAAAAGCATTTACCATCTTGCTCTTCCCATTTTTGTAGGATTTGAGCTTCACTAAATGTTTCTTTGGGGTCTAATGCTAACAAACCGAATGAGTCAACATCGCCAAATTGGGTTTTATCAGCATCTTTTTCTTTATTAAGAACCCAACAAATTGTGCCAATTGCATTTTTGTTTTTACCACCGAATAACTCATTAAATGGTTGCATTTGATTACCATTTAACATCGTTTCATTCATATACAATTTATCATTCGTATTACTCCATTTTCTATATACTTCAAAGAACTTCTTTGTATATTTTTTTACATCAACCGCATATGATTGATTTCTCAATGAATCTGCGTAAAGTACAAGTATCATAGATAACCAAGGTGTTAGCTTATCTTTGTGTATTTTTTCAACCGATGTAATTACTTTATAAGAAAAATCCAATAACTCATCCATTTCTTTCTTAAACTTATTGAATAAAACTTTTTTCGTAAAATCGCCACTACCTCTTTGTATATCCTTAACCCACTTTGTAAGTGCGGCGGGTGTTACGCCATTTTCAAATCCGTGCTTTTTCAAAAATATAATTTCGGAAAACCATTCATCAACTTCCATTCTACCTTTTAAAGCAAATGATGGTGAAAAATGTTTAAGTACATCTTTAGTCTTATTACCTCTCTTATCGGTGATAATAGTTTGTCTTTCAAATAAATCATGCATTTCCTCAAACCTTGCAGTATCACGAATATAAGATGATAATAAACCACGAACAGCGTTTCGTATTTCCTGCTCTTTCATATCATTCACATTATTCAATATGTTTACAAACAAATCTGAAATCATATCATCTTCCAAATTTTCATACCATAAACAAGATATACGATATTCCATTATTTTAGAATAAAGTTTTGGAAATTTACTTTTAATTGTTTTAATATCACAACCACGACAATCCATACCATCTATAATATATGCATCATCTATTGGTAATTTAAATTTACCATCAATGAAATCCAATGGAGCACTAACACGTTGTTGTCCATCAACGATTTCAAATCTAAACCCACCACCTTCGGTTGGTATTACTCTAATGTGAATTTGTGGAATACGAGCGTAGCTCTTTGAAAGAATTGTAAGAATAATTGCTTGCTTCCAATCTAACCTTGCAACTTTCTCTCTTTGGTACTCTCTAGCACCTGTTTCTAATGATACACCATGTGCATCTTTTAAAAATTGAACTGAAATATCACCATTGTGTGATATTGGGTCTTGTGTTTGTCCGAATTGCTTTTCGGCGTTTTCGCAGTTTAAATACATATTTTATGTTTTAATGTTAAAGCGTTGGTCAATTGAGTAATAGTAACCCAACATTTAGCAACACTTATAAATTGTTTACTATGTAAAGATACGAAAAATATCCCAAACTACCAAATAATTAGGGATATTTTATATAACAGGTTGATAATCAATGAGTTATCTACCAACCTCTTTTAAATAGGCTTCTTTCATTTGCTCCCATGTCATACCAATGGAATCAACATAGAATAATACTTCGGGTTTGATTCTACCCTCATCGTATAGTTTTGTATATCGTTTGATGGCTTTATCCTTCCACCATTTTGTAGTATATTCGTTTCCTTTAGCAAACTTTTCATTAATGATTAAATCCTTTTCTTCGATGTTCGATTTTAAGAATTCATTACCATTTTGGTATATTGGTGCAAAATACACACCTCTTTGGAATCCGTGGTCATAAGCGTTTCCTTTGATTCCCAATTCTTTGAAAATTGCCTGAATAATCTTTTGTTTAATTCCACTTACAGGTCCGTTCTTTTCGTACCCCATATTAGCACCATTACGCTCTCTTTCATCCATAATATGTGTCTTATACCATTCGGAACGATTTTCTTTAATCCATTGATGCCAAGGATTGTAAACTGAATCATCTGGCTTTGTAGAAATCTTACCTTTGGATTCCCCCAATGTTTTGAAATGAGGAATACCATTATATTGTGAATGAATGCCATATAAAGATGTTGTACCTACCCCAACTAATGGGTTATCATATTTGGTTTTCCAATATGCTCTAACTTCGGGTGCAGTTGATAATGCTGCTATTAACTTACCACCTAAGAAGTTATAACCAAATGGTTGAGTTGATACGATGGTTGTAGCAATAGATGTACAATTTAATTTACCTTTCTCAAACTTATCTTCTTTAGTCCATCCTATATATTCATCTCTAACTCCCAATGAAGTAATATCAGAACCTAAACAAATCTGTCCTAATATCTTTCCACTTGTTCTATCTTTAACATATATCTTTACGTTTCTGCCAGGATTAGCAGAAAACTCCATTGTGTGGATTAGTTTACGAATTTCAGTCCAACGAGTTGATTCCTTCGGGTCATCTTCCACGATTTCTACATAAGGGTCTAATGCTTCAATTTCTGAAATAGTTAATTCCTTATTGTTGATATCAGCTGGCTTCCACAATGAATCATAATATGATTGTAACGCAGGTAATCGTTTCATATGCGTAACTCTATCAGCATTCCACTCAATCCACTTCTTATATAGAGTTTGTTCTTCTACTGACATTTCTTTAAGATAGTCCAAATTTTCAATGAACTTTCTTTTCATCACATCATAATCAAATGTGGTTGTGTTTGTTTCTTCGCCTGTGTTCCAAAATTTCATATTACAAATATAACTAATTAATTTTAAATTACCAAAATTTGGCATCTATTTCTGATTCGGGTGCAATTGTTTCCCACACCTGAATATCTTTATTGAACGCTCGTGTGTCTTTTGGATAAGGTCTGATTTCGTGTTTGAAAGTTTTCATAATTGCTTTCTTTTCTTTCTTATCAGCTGTAACGATTTGAAGATATCTATGCTTTGGTGGCTCTTCTCTTCTCCAAAATTGCTTATATCCATCCTTACCAATTTCTCTACGAAGATGTTCTAAATTACCACTACCCCACTTTGTAAACACAGTCCTACTATGAATCCATTTGAATGGGTCATTTGATAAAGATATACCATAATTTGGCATTAGTGCAATATCAGTATTTAACCCCTGATAAATCCAATTTGTTGCTTGATATATTCCACCCAAATGTTCTTGTCCATTATCTGCATAAGAAATAAGTGCTTTAATAGCCTTATCGTTTTCTCTAAACCATTTGAATGATTGTCCCATTGCGTATGATTCGATGTTAGAGCCATACCCATCATCACAATAAAGACGAGTTAATTCTAATACGTTATCTTTTGTAAGTAAATCAGAAATAGAAGTTGCTGCTCTTGCTCCAACCGGAAATCCGTAAACCAAACATCCAATTAATTTATTATCTTCACCTAATGCATTGGATTCATCCATTTTATAGAAAATACCCAAAGCGTATCTACAAGCTGTCCAAGCGTGTGTGTAGTGTTTCTTTACGATAATATCTTTTGCTACATCTTTGGTGATTGGTGCAATATACACTTTGGATGTATCGCAATAATTTTTGCCTTCTTCTTTCATAACTTTATTTTATTGGCTCTAATTTGAGTATCTCTTCCACAAATTCCACGTTTAATTTTGGATATGGTAGAGATGGGTATTTTAATGATTTAAATAATTTCTTTTTTTCTTTACCATGTGATAGTATATAAACGTACCTATGTTTGCGTGGTTCTTTTTTAATCCAAAATGGCACTGATACCATTGTTTGAATTATCTTTGGGTCATTCGTACCATATCTTACAAAGGATGTTCTACTATGATGCCACTCCTCATCTTCCTTCCATTTAAAACTCCAACTATCATTTGGTCTGATTCTATTTCCCTGATATACCCAATTTGTTGCTTGATATACAGTTCCTAAATGTCCAACTTTTGGGTCTGAATATGATACTAATGCTTTGATATGTGGTGCATTTTCTCTTAACCAATTGAAAGTTTGTCCGACAAACCAACTCTCAATATTACTACCATACCCATCAAATACAAATAAACGGGTAAGTTCTAAAACTTCCGTTCTATCTAATGTTTCAGATATGGATGCGCCGGAATGTCTACCAATCGGGTCACCATAGCAGGCAACTCCAATAAGTTGTTCGTTTACACCACCAAAAAATTTGTGCTCATCGTTTGATATATAAAATAAACCAATAGCATAAGATACTTTCGTCCATATTCCACTATAATGGTTATTAACGATAATGTCTTTTGCTATATCTTTACTTACTAATCTAATTGAAAGTTTCGATATATCACAATAATCTTTTCCTTCTACTTTCATGTAACTATTTTACCCAATCATTGAATGCTTCTTCAAAGGCAGATACTCTATCTCTCTTAGGATTTTCCTCCATAAGTTTTTTAGCCGCATCCAATACTTCTTTCCACAATCCATATGAATTGGCTTCCAATAGAATCTCTTCGATTTGTTCTTCTGCACTCATAACCTATTGTTGCTTTTCATATGGCCACTTAATCATATGTGTCCACGTTTGGTTTGTAACTATTTTTTTAATGTTAGCAGAAGATACTCGGTAGTTTCTAGCAATAACATTAATATTTCTATGACCTACTCTATATAGTTCTCTGATTTGCAGTATCTGCTCTTCAGTTAATTTGTGCATTGGATGCGCTTCTCCTCTTAACATACGTCTAATATAACACTTTTTTTTGAGAATCACAAATATTTTACTTTAAATTTTCGTTTATAGCGTTAATATATGCCATTTTAGATGATACTCCTGTAAATCTTTCAACTTCTTCACCATCTCTTTCAATGATTACCGTTGGAACTGAACGAACGCCATACTTAGTTGCTTCATCATAAGCTTCATCTACATCATAATCTTCAAATTTAACATTCGAAAATTGTGTTTTTACTTCATTCATTACCGGAGCCAATGCTCTACACGGCCCACACCATACTGCACTAAATTTCTTAACTGTTACCATTTGTTTTGTTTTTAAATTCATCATATGCATCCAACAATGCGTCTACAACCGGATGTCTATGATTTGTTAATAATGTTTGTGAATCCATATCCTTAATCTTCTTTGCAGCTGATAATAAGAATTTAAATCCACTATCTCCTCTATATTTTAAATCTACTTGCTGTGTATCGCCACACACAACCATTTTACTTCGTAATCCCAAACGAGATGTAATCATTTCCATTTGGTCGTTTGTGCAGTTTTGAGCTTCATCTACTATAATGAATGCATCTAAAAATGTTCTACCTCTCATAAATGCAAGAGGTACAATTTCTACTTGCCCACTTTCTAAAATCTTATCAATCTTTTCTTTGTTATATAATTGATAAAAATTCGAATAGATTGGTTGCATCCAAGGCTCCATTTTCTCTCTCAAATCACCCGGCAAAAATCCAATTTCTTCTTTACTTACCGTTGGGCGAGTTATGATGATTTTGTTTACCGTCTTTTTAAATAACATATCCAATGCAACCTGGCAAGCTAATAGTGTTTTACCACTACCGGCTTTACCACTTAGAATTGTTATAGCGTTACTTAAAATCTTTTCCTTAGCTACCTTTTGTTCCTCATTTAATTGTAATTGGAATTTAATAGGGCCTTTTGGATTTTCGGTTTTTTCTTCTCTAATTTTATCTGTCAATTCTTTGTGTTTTGTTGATTGATTTTCAGCCATATCATTTTTAATTAGTTATCCTTCACAGCTTATACACTCCGGGTCCATAGCTTTTGCAGCTATATCACCTCGTAAAACTGATTCGGTTCTCATATAATATAATGTTTTAACTCCTTGCTTCCAAGCTTCTAAGTGAACTTGATTAATCCATTTAGGGTCAGCGGTTGCGGGAAATGCCAAATTTAGGGAAACCGCTTGGTCTATATATTGTTGTCTTATACCAGCTTGTCTTACTAAATCTAATTGGTTAATTTCCTTAAATGTTTTGAATACATCCTTAACTGAACTACATCTATGTGCCCTTTCATCTATTGATACTTCCTTACATTCAACTAATTTATCACCTGAAAAACACCATTCATCTAAAAAGTCCAAGTCTTGTACTGAACCACCATCTGCTAAAATCTTATCCCATACTTCTTTGGTATTTTTACCCATCTTACGAAGTACTCTTTCCAATTCAGGATTCTTTCTGATGAAAGTTCCTTTTGATGTTTGTTCGGTAAATACGTTAGCCGCCCAAGGTTCAATACCACTACTTACGTTACCACTTAACTTAGAGTTTGATACCGTAGGTGCTACTGCTCTTAGGTGAGTATTACGGAATCCACTTTCTTTACACCATAGTGGTTCACCATATTCATTTGCCAAATCTCTACTTGCTCTTTCAGATTCAATCTTTAATTGAGAGAAAATCTTACGGGTTTCAAATTGTGCTTGCAATCCTTCGAATGGTAATCCTTTTTGTTGTAAGTATGTGTGCCATCCTAATACACCCAATCCTAATGCTCTACCTCTTTCTGCTGAACGAACTGAATTCTCAAATCCTTTCATATTCTTTGCTCTCTGAATGAACTCTTCTAATACACCATCCAAAAAGATAGTAGCCGTATATACCAAATCAGTATCTTTCCACTCATCGTATTTTGCTAAGTTCAAAGAACTCAAACAGCAAACAAATGAATGTTGCTCATCGGTATGTAAAACGATTTCAGAACAAATGTTAGTCATATGTACTTTCAATCCGTTCTTCTTATACATTTCAGGATTTGCTTTGTTCACATTTCCTTTGTACATAATGTAAGGTTCACCAGTTGCTTTACGCTTCTGAAGTAACTTACCCCACTTTCTACGAGCATCACTATCTCCTTCTTCTAACTTTTTCATAAACCTATCACTAATTACAACACATTGATGTAAGTTAAGTGATTGACGATTGACATCCCCTTTAGGTTCTCTAATCTCTAAGAAATCTTCAATATCTTTATGTTCAATCTTAATGTTCACCGATGCTGCTCCTCTACGAACACTTCCCTGATTTGTTGCAAGAATAGTTGAATCGTAGATTTTACAAAAAGGCACTACCCCATCAGATGTACCATTTCCTGTGATTTTAGTACCTGCAGGTCGAATCATATTGATTCCGATACCCACACCCCCACCATGCTTTGCTAATAGCATTAATTCTAAGTTTTTAGAACCAATTTCAAATATACTATCACCCACATCGATACCGAAGCAAGATATAGGTAAACCTCTATCAGTACCGGTGTTTGCCAAAACAGGCGTTGCTAAACATAGCCAACCCTTCCACATATAGTCAAAGAATTTCGTTGCCAATTGTGGTTTCTCCAATCTTTTGGCAACTGCCGTAGCTACTCTCCAATATGCATCTTTAGGCTTTTCTCCGGCCTGTAAATATGTTTTAGATATAGTTTTTACATATATCTCATTGTTTCCCCAATAAGGGAAATCAACATCAATTTCCCAACCATTTTCTTCTCCGTAATTTTTCATAAACTTTTTTTAAAATATATCATCCCAATTTTCACCTTCACCTGCCTTACTATAATCAGTAGGTCTCATTGCAAAGAAATCGGTGTGTGTAACTCCCCCCGTAAGATGATAAAACCAATCTAATTCAGATGCTTTCTTTTCGTTAAACTCAAAGTAGTCATCTCCTCCTGGTATTGGATTGTAACCCAATTCTCCTAACTTTTCATTAACTCTTTTTGTAATGAATTCTTTTAAGTCATCTGCTTTAAGATTATCCAAATCACCCTGTTCGAAAATTTTATCAATGAACTTATGTTCTAAATCTCTAATGATTAATGCTGCTTTGTAGATATCAGCTTTAGCTTCTTCTAACAATTCAGGAAATTCACTACACATATGTCTGAATAATTGACAACCCATTTTTGAATGTAGTGATTCATCTCTTACACTCCACTTCATTTGTTGTCCTATACCTTTCAATAGATTTCTCATTTGGAAACTATATAGAACTGCGAATGAAGAATATAATGCTACACCTTCTGCAAATGCCGAAAAGATAGCGAGTGAACGAGCAACCTCAACTCTAGCCTGATGGTTTGTTTGTAAATCTTTTGGAGTCCAATCTGCTGTTGTGTTTGTTAGTAATTCAAATCTTTCTTTCATAACCTCATCATGCATAAAGCCTGCGAAGTCATCTAATCCTAATGTTTCATTTAAGTATGAGTATGCAACTGAATGGATTGTTTCCTGTGAACCAAATGCCATTGCCATCTGTCTAATCTCATGCTTTGGAAACCATTTTGTAACCATGCCAGTCCAATAGTCCGATACGGCACATTCAGTTTGAGCAAATCCTAAAAGAATATTACCTACTAAATGTTTTTCTTCTTCTGTTAAATTTTCATTCCAATCCTTCACATCCCCTTGCATTGGGATTTCAGTATGTAACCAAAAAGCCTGCATTTGCAATAACCACCCTTCATTATAATATTCTGGATATTCAAATGGTTTGTAGGGGATTCTATCAGTAAATAATTTGCTCATTCTATATAAATTTTTTATTAGAGTTGTAGATATAACTATTCATCAGTAATTAAAATTTTCCCTTTTCTTTAGAAAATTTTATATGACTTTTTGTCAGTTATCCCATATTCTCTACATACTTTTTGTGTAATAATTTCTTTTCTAAATTCTCTCCATTTTTAGAATCTTTTGTAGCGATTACACCATCAGCGGAGTTGGCTGCAAATATATCCATTACCCCATGGAAAGTATCAATCTTTGCCGGAAATGTCATTCCATCAGGTCCAAATCGATTCTTAACGATGTGAATACGGCCTGTGTTTGATAACTTATCCTTTGTTTTTCTACTAACACTCATAATGAAATCGGCAGTTTGAACTTTCTTATATGAATCACCAACTGAATCAGCTCCGATAATTTCGTGGTCAATAGCTGCTCTATTAGTTTGAGTTGCTGTCCAAATAGGAATTTGTTGTTCACCACTTAATCCTCTCAACTCTTCATAGATACCACCTAATTCTGCATACAATCCATCTCTATTACTATTACCACTTTTTAATAAATCAGCGTAATCTATAATGATTAGATTTGGATTAAATCCACTAGCTCTTAATTTTTCAATATGAGCCGAAAGTGTTTTGGCAGATGCAAATTGCGGAGGATAGTATTTAATACGAACTCTACCTGGCGTATTCTTAATCTTACGAATAATCTCATCTTTACGTTCTTTGTGTTCGGATGTTTGGATACCTGTAAGAATTGTTGTGTATCTCTGTCCCACATAACTTTCGGATAATTCCAAAGTATAATGTAAAACATTCATACCCTGCTGAACTGCTGAACATGCTATTTTAGATAAGAACCAACTTTTACCAATACCAGATGGAGCCATTACAACTCCTAATTCGCCTGGTCCTAATCCACCATCCGTTAATTCATCAATTACATCCCATCCCGTTGATACTGAAAAACGTTTAACATCTTCCATAATCAGTTCAAAATTATCGATGTAATCCATCCCTAAGTCGTTTTCTACACCAACTTTGGATGCTGCCATCATTGTATCTATAATCTTATCGTAGTTACCTGCTTTGAGTAAATCTACCGATTTTAGAAGGGCATCTTTTACTTTTTGATTCTTAGCAAATGTAAGATATTCTTTTTTAACATATGGTAAATCTTCCGAACCTATTTGTAAATAAACATTTTTTAATTGTTCAATTACAGTTTGCTTTAATGCTTTATCATCAACAACCCCTACTTTGATTTTAAACACTTCCATTGTGGGAACTGTTCGGTATTCATCGAAGTAGCGTTGTACTTCTTCGATAATCCATTGGTTGGCTTGTGATTCAAAAAAAGCTGGTTTGGTTATTTCAGTTACCTGTTCTAAGAACTTTACATCTGATATAAGAGAAGCAACAACTTTAGATTGATACGATTGGCCATATTTGACTAGTGTATCTATTGCTTCCATTATTTCTTAGTTTTCTTTCTTGCTAATTTTTTCTCTTCGATTGATAATTCCTCTACTTGGTCGGTAACTTGGTCACTAACTTGCACACTCTTTGGTTTTCGAGTTGCTAACTTCCACTCTGATTTTGGGCAGAACGCCCATACTTTACTACTTACTTTGGTATCCGCTTCTGAGTCTGCTACTCTACGAATTGTACCAATTTTATTGTCTTTTGTTTCTCTTACTACTTTAATACACTTCATACGGTTTGTCCATGTTTTAGTTTAAAAATTATTTTAATACCATTAAGATTTCTGATTCTCTTAATAAGGTATATTTTTCTCCATTGATTTTTACCTCTTGTCCCTGATGGTATGGTGGTAAAATCACTTCATCGCCTTCCGTTACACTCATTGGAATCAATGTTCCACTTTGTGTGTAAATGCCAGGTCCTACTTTGATAACCTCTGCACGCTTAACATCTTCCAATTTTGCACTATCTGGAATGATGATACCACCTGCAGTTCTATCACTTTGTTGTTCTAATTCTTTTAGGAGAACTCTATCTCCAATTGGTTGTGCTACTTTGTCTGCCATAACTTATTTTTTAAAATTTACTAATATGTGAAAATGTTGATTGTAACCAATCGTTTACATTTGGAAACGCATCTAACATACGATTCTTTATTCCTAACTTTAGAAATGAATGCTTATCAAACTTTGGAGTTGATTCATTGAACCTATCCATTATTTTTAAACGAAGCGTTCCACTAAAGTCTGGTTCGGATAACTGCATCAATTTACGATTTCTTTTTAAGATTTCCAAATTGTTTTGAAATAATTCGTGTGCTTTTATTTTCTTTGGTAGAGTTTCAATATACTCCAACATAGATTCGGTAGTATGCACATTTTCTTCAGTTAGTATTGGAAATGCTTTGATAATCGTTTTTGCACCTAAACCTGTGATACCTTCTACATTATCGGATTTATCGCCATCAATCATTCTGAAATTAATAAAGTTATGTGGATGAAATCCGTATTCTTCTTTTACTTCATCGATTGTATAAATCTTCTTCTTAGATGGTGAATATGCACTAACATCTTTATTCACTAATTGAAGAAAATCTTTATCCGAACTCATTATTACTACTTTCTCATTTTCTTTCTTTAATGTAGTAGCTATATAAGCCATTACATCATCAGCTTCGATTCCATCGTAAATCATAATGGTTACGGGTAGAGCAGATAGAAGTTCTCCTAATCCCGTCATTTGACGTTTCATAGATGCACTTTCTTCTTCAGGATTCATTTCAACTGAAGCGGCGCGATTCAATCTCATTTTGATTTTATTCTTGCCTCTTTCGGATTTGTATCCTGCGTATATTTCTTTTCTGCTGTTTGAACCCCCTTTACCATCGAATACTACGACTACTCTTGTAGGGTTAATTAGTCGGATGGCGTAGCCGATACTTTTTAAAGTACCGACTATTCCTCCAATGTGGTCTCCGTTATCATTAAGATTCGGAGCGGTTGACCAAGAACGAATGAAGGTATTAAGACCATCAATAACTAAGGTTTTGGAATTACGTTGTAAATCTCCAAATCCTTTATGTTCTTCATCTATTTGTTTTAGTATATCTAAATACTTCTTATTAATCTGACTCATTTGCTCCGTCCGTTGTTGATTCAACTTCATCCGTTGCCGAATTTGTTTTGTATTGTAAAATGGTTGCCTCACAAATCCTACGATAGATTTGGTCTTTTAGTTCTTCGTTCTCTAACATCTTAGTGAAGTCTTTAGATTGGAATTTACTAATTTCGCCTGTATCAATATCAATATATTCATACCAAGCTCCTGCTTGCTTTAAGATTTTAGCATCTTTCATAACTGCTAACCAACCTCCGTAGTTATCGATACCTCTATCAAAGAAGATATCAAAATCTGCACACCTTAATGGTGGCCCCATTCTATTTTTAATAACTTGCGTACGAACTTTGATACCAACGATTCTATCACCAACTTTCAATTGCCCCATACTCTTCAATCTCAATCTAACTGAACTATGGAATGCCAATGCTTTACCACCTGATGTTGTCCAAGGGTCACCAAACATTGCGTTCATCTTCTGTCTTAACTGATTTGTGAATACTAAAGCGATTGATTGTCTACCAATCATATTGGTAATCTTTCTCATTGCTTTGGAAATGATAATAGCTTTATCAGTTGCGTACCCATCTTTATCATAATCAGCTTCCATCTCTTTCTTTGAAGATGCCGCTGCTACCGAATCGACTACGATTGTAACTAATCTATCTTTATCACCCGTTCTTACTTTCTCAATAATCGTTTCACACGCTTCGAAAATACCTTCAACAGTATCAACTGAAACGTAAAGTAGTTTTGAGATATCTACTCCGATTGCTTCTAAAAATTCTCTACTTACTGCGGTTTCCGTATCTATTAGTACTGCAACACCACCCTTCTTTTGGGTTTCTGCTAAGAGATGGGCGGAGAGCAGAGATTTTCCACTCTGCTCTAAACCCGTAATCTCACTAATACGACCAACCGGTAAACCACCATAAGGACGATTTGAAATCGCAACATCTAACATTGCATTTCCGGTAGATAACCAATCTTTAACGTTAGTAGGTGCATCCGTACTATCGTCATCTAAGAAATAGGCAATCTTACCATCCTTATTTTGTTTGTTGAGAGTGTCAGCGAGTATGCTCGCTAAGTCTTCTTCTCTTTTGGCCATTGTAACTTTTTTAATTAGTTGTTGAATAAATCATCGAATGCCGATGCTACATCGTCTTTTGGTGCTGCTGCTTTTGGAGCTTCTTCGGTTTCCCAAGGTAAATCTCCACTAATATCAGATGTTCCACCCAAATCTGCCGATGGTTGTGCAGTTACTTTAGGAGCTTGTTTAGGAGCTTCTAATTCTTCAACTACACTATCAGTAGATATTGCTGCTGATGGGTTTAACCAATTTTCTAATACACCTTTTAATTCAGCGTAAGATAATTCCGAATATACTTCGGTAATATCCTTTTGGTTATCTAAAACATTTTGAATTGCATCCGGTGTATCAGCTACCTTTGTTTGAGCCGGTTTAACACGAATTGTAGTAGTTGGATACGATGTACCTGATTCTTCAGCTGCAACGATTTCCAATACGATATCTCTACCATTTAATGGGTCTGTGATATCTCCGTAATCCGGGTCAGCGATGTAACCTAAGATGTCCTGATAAACGGTCTTACCGAATCCCCAAAATTTAACACCTTCACTTTCCTTACCTCTTACGATTACAGGTGCGAATGTTCTTAATTTTGGCTCCATTTTCTTACCTGCTTTCCAATCATCGGTATCGCCTGTACGTTTAAGTTTTTCTGCAAACTCAACAATAGGGTCAGGTCTACCAAACGAAATTGGAGATAGATAAGTTTTGTTGTTAATGTTGTAGTGAAAGAATAATTCAATGAAAGGGATGTCCTTATTGAATTTGTAGGGAACTAATCTGATTTGATGTTTTCCCGGTGTTGGCTTCCAAAGTGAATCTGATTTTTTGGAAGTGTTTTGTAACGAATTAAATCGTTTCAAGGCTAATGAAATGTCCATTTTTCTTTTGTTTTAAAGTTAATAATTGTTTTTAAAGTTTAGGTGTATATCGATATTACCTATATCTAAATATAACCTTTTTATCTTTTGTTGTATCAAATATACAACTATTTTTTGAATTTTCCTAATATTTTTGAATTATTTATTTTGCCCATTTTCCTCTACTTACCAGTTGAGCAATTATACCATATACCGATAAATCTTCATATGTATCTTGTACTGATTCACCCACCTCATCTGGCTGCCCCAATACTATCAATTGCTTCAATCTCTGAACCTTATCATTAATTCTGAACCATAATCCTGTCAACGATAATTTTACATCATCTTTGGTTTGTAGTGCAGTTCCTACGGAAATATTACCAGGTCCATAGTTTCTTTGCTTCTTACAAAATGTTTCATACATTTCGGCTTGAATCTTTTTAAACTCAGCCATCATTTCGGGGTAAATTCTTTCGCAATGTTCTCTTGCTGTTTCTTCGTGAATTTCTGTCATACTTTATTTATTATATTGTTTCTATTTTTTTATGTTAGAACAAATATAATAAATTAATTCGGAATTTCCAAATCAAAAAGTATTATTATTTAAATCAGATAGATTTAAACTTTTGTAAACTTTTGTGGGGATTTTTTTGTAGCCGTAGTTTGATGTAGTAATTATAGAATTTCTATAATCTTCCCAATCTAATTGATATGAGTTATCTAATTGTCCGCCTGTTTTAGATTTAATAACTTCGTTTAAGGCGTTAATTGTATATATTGTATTTGATTGCTTCTTTCTATGAACTAAAATAGTTTTCCATTGAGAATCTATTGGCGATGAACCTTTCTCTACATTGAATGTGATAAATAAATCATCTTCCTTTACTTTATTTTCTAATATAAAGATATTTGGATTTATTAAGACATAGTTTTGTATTACAAATTGTAAGGATATATCTAATTCTGGTCTATATGTAAATAAACATAATAGTTGTGTATTCATTTTTTATCTTCTTTTTTTATCACATGATACAATGTGGGATGGATTTACGTTGCCAGGAGTCATCCACGTTTTACCACCAAATGAACTAAATTTAAATCCAGGATTATATGACCATTTCATACAACATTTTTTAACAATACCATCTAATTCTTCATTTGTAACTGCTCCCGTTCTTTCATTAACTGTACTTCTTTCGTTTGAAAAATAATTGAAATCAGTATCATTATTATTAATTTGTTCTATACTTGCACCGGCTAATGTATGTAATCTTAATAAGTTTTTATATTCCCTTTTTTCTTTATCACTTAATGGACCAACACCATTTCTCATTGCTGTTTGAAAAACGGCTTCAGATTGCTTATCAGCCTGAGCCATAATACGATTATATTCATCTTCTGTAATTATGTTATTTTTTAAAGCCCAATTTATATTAAACATTATTTGCTTTTCTTTTTTTGCCACATCATCTGCTGATGGTGGATATTTGGTATCTTTACTTCTACCATATACAAATTGATGTACTGATAGTAAATTCTTCAATGCAACTTTAGTTTCAGGATGTTTATATTCGGTTTGCTCTGCTTTAGAATCACTTTGTCCTGCGCCGCCTTCTGCAAATTTAACACTTGAACCACCCACTAATACTAATGATGTTTTAATCATTTTAAAATTATTTGCAACCGCTTGTGCAATATTTCCTGATTTAGGAAGTTTAAAATTTGGTTCTTTAAATGCTATTACATCCGATACTTTAAATGTTTCAGAAGAAGGTAAGAACGCTTGATACCCTCTACCAATCATTTTTGAAAATACAATTACCTCTAATAAATCAGGAACAGCTGTTCTAAAATCTTTATTTAAAGTCATTGCACTCAATAAATCATCTAATTCTTTTTCAAAATTTGGATTACTACCATTCTGATTAAATTGTATAGATTTGAATCTATCCATAATCATCTTTTGCTCCTTCGTTACTCCGCCACTTTCTTTAAATAATTGTTCAAATCTTTTTGTGTATAGGTTTTTTACATTATCAAATGTAGATTGTCTACCATTTGGCGTTGATGTATCACCAAAATCAACAATTTCAAATTTTCCGGCAGATTTCATCATTTCCAATTGCTTATTATATCGTTTTAATGATGCAACTGTAGCTTTAGCTTCAATTCCGGGATTTTCTACCCCATTCTTCCTTAAAAGAGATGCCAACTCTTGTACTTTTGGTATTGGATTTATCGGTGCGTGTTTAACTCCATCTATTGTTATAGAACCATCCTTTGATTCTTCGATTACAATATTTCTACGTGCCGGTGTAACTTTATTTGCAACGGCTTGTTTTTTACCCATAGCCCCTTCCTGTGCCTTAGTTGATTGTAATCCAAACGACTGACTAAGTTGCTTTAATTGTTCTCGCTTTGAGGCGGGAAATTCTACTTTTTTATGTGTTTTAAAATTTCCAGGAGTTTTATTCGCTATATATAATGTAGCTTCGCCAGATTTATCTTTGAATGCTACAAAATTTTGTAATAATTCTTTTTCTTGTGCACTAACTTTTTGGCCTGATATCATTTTCTCAAACCCTGAAAGTAATGTTTTAATTCCTTTTTCTCCTAAACTCTTTTTTAATTCTAGCGAAAAATCTTTGTTAATAACTTGCGCTAATGCTGCTGTTTTTTTTGCAACATCATCGGGTTTTAGATTTAAATCAGATGTAGTTGGTTTTACATCATCTTCGGCATCTAATTTATAATCACTAGCACTTAACTTTTGACCTTTTACAGTTGGCGGTTTTTTTACTTTAGATACCACTCCTTTATCTTTTTCTGCTTTTCCAAATTTACCATTAGCTTTTGCTTTTCTAATATCAGCAGCACTGGCTTTAGTTTGTGTATTTGAATTATATCTTTTAACCGCATATACTGCGCCACTAGCCTTATTAACTACCAATGTTTCGCCGGTTTCGATTGGTTTTGGTTTAACCTTTACTTTTTCTCTTAGGGCTATAATTGCTTGAGAATTGTATATACGATTTTCTTCTAAGATGATAACTAATTCATCTAAGTGCTCTTCGTTGGTTAAATCAACTATTCCTGTTGGAATTCTGTAACTTAATTCCAATAATATTTCTTCGAAATTTGGAGTCATCTTTTATTGTTATTTTCTTTTTATTAGAGATTTCAATTTTATATGATTCTCTTTAATAGTAGAACCTTTTGAAAATTTAGATTTCAGTTTATCATATATTGGTTGAAATTCATCTCTACTCATTTCACCTTTAAGTACCTTTTGAACTTCAGGCATTTGCATTAAAGCTTTTGTAACTTTAAATGCCTGTTGTGGTGTTAAAGTTTTATCACCACTTAATGCATCATAATCCGGTTCAAAATATGGTTCACCATTTGCGTTTGCAAATACAATTGAAAACGTACCATCATTTTCAGGACTTCCTACTGATAAACTAATATAATCATCGTTATCTTGGTCAGCATCGTTGGAAACGATTGTCATAGGTCCTTCCCATCCACCCATTCCTCCGCCACTCTCACGTGTAGTTTCAAATCCATTTGCACTCAATTTCAAATCGGTTTCTAATGCACTTTCTACTTTACCTAATCTATCAGATGTCAATTGTGGGCCTTCTCCCCAACTATCATCTTCATCATCATCTCTATATGGGCTATATCCACGACTATCACTTTTTTTATCATCTTTCCAATATGATGGGTCATCCGATTTGGTAGGGTATTTAATAGCTGATACTTTTCCCTTTTCAGCTGCAGCAATCTTTTTCATGTAACCTTTTGCTACCCCTGATTTTATATTACTTAAAAGTGAATCGTAAAACTTTTTATCTTCAAACTCACCACCTTTATCAAATTGTTGGAGTCTTTTAGTTTGAATAATTAAATCGTTGGTTTCGTAATCAAGTCCATTTTCTATACCTTTACTCAAATCTACACCAAATAATTTTTCGGTAGATGTAATATCTTCAGGAGTAATATCCTTTAATCTAACTTCTCTATCACGAACAGCTTCACCTTTTCTATTAATTCTATACAAAGAACCACCCATTTCCATAGAGTCTGGATGTTTACCACCATATTTGGCGGGCTTCAATCCTTTAATTATAGTATCGGCTTTTTCATTTGAACCTCCATCGGATTTAGCAGATGCTCCGCCTGCTTTAGCGAATACTGAACCTCCACTATCTTTACCAAATACTGAACTTCCTTTTACGGGTTCAGAATTTTTAGAAGCCTGTGCAACAGTTTGTGGCTTACCTGCTATTGTAACCTTTGTATCGGGTCTTAAACTATGTTTCTTTTGATAATCATCAAATTGGTCCTGATTTGTAAAATCGATTTCCTTTAATGGAATTAGGTTTACTAATTTCATATTATTTTCTTTCATATATGGTTTATCATCAAATACGGATTGAATCATATCTGCTTGCTTATGAAATCCATTCATTCTTAATGTGAATGCAATACCATCTGCTGCTTCAACTCCATCCCATCCTGAAGATGCTGATACTTTTCTAGCAAATTCATGCGTACCATCTTCTCCACCCCAATATTCTGAACTATCTACTCCATTAGTTCTAATATCTGCCATTTTCTCTTTGTACTTAGGGTCATCCATCTTTGGATAATCTACCCTCTTAGCCCATTCAGGCTTTCCTTCAATCTTTGAAATCAATTCTCTAGCCTCATCATGGAAGTTTGAATCAGTTAGAGCTTCAACTGCTGCCTGATACATTGCTTTTTTATATCCATCATTACCCAATTTTTGTGGAGTAATACCAAAGGTTTCTGCGTTTTTCTTAGCTTCTTTATTTACCGATGGATTACCTTTTCTAGCTTCTTTTGATTTAGAAGTAGGTTCATCTTGTGCGAATGGATTCCATAATCCTCTCTTATCTACTTCTTTTTGTGTAGATGGTGCAACCTGTGCATCTTTTTGATGTGGATACTTTGTTGGGTTGTATGGTTCTAATTCAGATGTATTTACATTACCATCTGCATCAGTTTTAGTTTCACCTTTTTCATCTGCCATTCGTACAATACCAACTGTTTTAGTTCTTGTATTATAAACAACTTTATCAACTCCCATATTACCTTTTGGGGTTGAAGTTTCACCACTTTGTGAATATTTTGAAATTATATCTTTAGCGTATTTGTTACCAGGATTACCACTAACTGCGGTCATCATATCCATAGGTTTCAATTTTTTAGAATCAATATCAGCAGATACTTTTGAAAGGTTTACACCATTTTCATCTGCCCAACCTGCTACCGCTTGTGCTCTTAATCCTGTCTTAGCTGCAATTGAATTAACAGTTGCCATACTATCGGGTTTAGAGGCTACTTTATCTGATTTAGCAGATGCTCCACCTGCTTTATTGAATACTGAACCCCCACTATCTTTACCAAATACTGAAGAACCCTTAGTAGGTTCTGATTCCTTAGCTGCTTGTCCAGCGGTTGTAACTTTACCTGCGATTGTAACTTTAGTAGAAGGTCTTAATTCATGCTCTTTACTATATGCATCAAATTGGTCCTGATTTTTAAAATCTATCTCCTTTAATGGGATTAGGTTTACTAATTTCATAATTTGTATTAATTTCTATTATATAAGTATCGGATATAAATATAAAGTTTTATTGTATTACAACCAAATTGTCGTAATTACTTCCTTCATATGTTTTGACGGGAAATCCACCTCTTTCCAAAGTGTTTGTTAACTCCCCCAAAAGGCTATCTCTATCCTGTGGATGTACATCAATTAAGAACGCATCGTAGGTATATAAAATCATTTTTGACCTTCTCCCATCACACCACTTCAGTACCTCATCAATTTTAGTATAATTGATTTCAGTTTCCAACGCCTGAAGTAAATAGTTAAACACCTTTTGTTCGTTGGCGGCTTCGATTCGTTGGAATGGAATTTCCCTCTTATATAGAGGTGTCGTTAATTTTCCCGAAATTACGAACTTTTGGTAAACCGATTGAACATATTCATCCACCTTTTGAAAGAACGGAATGGTTTTGGCAAACTCATCTAATCCCCCATAAAGATATCGGAATGATAAGGCTTTGGATTCTTCGGTCGTAACCCCATAATATTTTGCTAAATGTTCGTGCGCAGTTTCTCCCTCCGGAAATACATACCCAACCATCTTACCAATGATACGGATGTGATAGGACTCGTAATCGAATTGAATCAAAGTACCCCCCTTAAATCTACTCACTATATTACTTCTACATCCATCGGATTTGTTCATAGCAGCCCAATTCACATTGAGATGTCTATTACTCGGTCTACCCGTTACCGTATATGGATTGTATTTTGTGTACGCAAACCCATTGGGCAGATACTCTTTGTTGAAATGAAATCTATCAATAAATTTTTCTTCTTCGACTTTCACCCCAGCCCCCTCCAGCCTCCCTAATATTTTAATAGAATCTGAATATTTTCTATACCAAGGTTTAATTTCTGAAATTAATGGAATCGTTTTTAAGAGCTCGTACCATCTCATCATAGGTACACAATCGTTTAGATATTTAAAGTCGCTTCTGTACCCCTTATAAACCCCGTCAGCGAACTCATTGAATATGAACGACTTACCATACTCTTCAAAATAAACCCACTCATAATCGAGCCCTTTACTACCTATGTATCGATTACCATAAACCAATGTGTTTTCATTCACAAACATACTTAATGCTGCTTGTCTACATTGTCCGGCATCGATGTGATTGAAATTTATAATGTAATCGGAATCCTTTGTTCTAAGGTACGCAAATGATATGGATGTATCATATTCGTGTGCCTTTGGAGAACTCCATACGGGCACCATCAAATCTATCTTTGGATTGGATTTGTAAAATGCTAATAGGGCGTTATTTGTTTCGATTAAATTCATACCCTACAAATATACAAATTTTTTATTTAATTTCCAAATGCTTTATTTATAAAACTGCTTTATATTCGGTAAATATAAGGAAATATTTTTGATTTTCAAAGAAATTATAGATAAAGATGATTTATTTGATGCAATTACTCCTTTATCAATCAGTTTACCATTGGTATCATATACAACATCCAATGGGCCGGCGATTCTCCATCTCATAGTTGCTGATATCCAATATGGATTTTCAAAATAATTTTCATACTCTGTTGATGAAATCTCATAAACAAACCCACTATTGTCATTTGCTCTTTGTATAAAATATCTAACTATATAAGCTTCCGCATAATCATTATTTGATGGTATGGGTACAATTGTTTGCGGTATTTTTAATGAGAATATTTCCTTATCTCGTATTAAGTCGTTATACATATTAATTTATTATTTTGGTATAACTGCTGCAACGTTAACCCTATATCCAGCTTCTATCGTAGTTTTCCAACCACTCTCGTCTATACCTTGCTTTACATTAGTGATTTGAAATATACCATTCTTATTATATATTTCAGGTATACCATCAATTTGAAAATATTCACCACAACTTAATCCAGCCATACCATCTATTGATAATGATATTTCTAAAAATGTTAAGGCAGAACCACTTTCATCTTTTCCTATTTTACTTTTAATAAGTCCTTCATCTAAAAATATATAAGTTTTTATAGTATCTTTACCATTTTTTTTAATTTTAAATTTTACCGATTTTGATTTTATAACTTCTTCTAAGTTTTTTATTTCTTTATTAGCATCATTTTTCGGCTTTGCATCTTCAGTTCCTGTTGGTGGCGGATTCTTAACAGTGTTACTATCTTTTAATACTGCTTTTTGTACAATTTGCTTTTCAATTTCATTTACAGAAAACCAACCATCTGCATTCTTAGCATACGATAAATCAAATAGATTATAAGCTTCATCGTTTAATTGTGCATTAGAACCTGTTGTTGCTAATTTACCATTATCCATTATATTAGTCAAATTTAATTGAGATTGATATAATGCTTGAGCCTGTGCTAATGTACTCAATTCCATTGTAAAATTAAATTCTTTAACAGTACCACCAGCCGGGCCAATTTTAAATCTATATGGGCTTTGGTTTTTTATATCCGTATCCGGCTTTGGAAATAATTTATAATCCATTATTTGCAGCATCCTACTACCAACAGTTCCTTCATCGGATAGCGCCATCAATTCTAATTTACATTTACCATATGTATTATTATTTATAAGGTCTAATACTCCATTTATAAAATCAGCTTGTGTAGAAGATTGACCATATATGCTTAGTATTGTATTATAGTTAAAAAATACATTTAATAAATTTCCATATAGTTTTGTATCATCTGGAAGTTCTGTTTCTCCTTTTAAATTATATATCTTTGCAGTTTTTTCTGGTAAATTGAATGATTTACCATTTATTGTACATTCTTCCGGTGTAGCCTTTTCATCTATTATTAATACATTCTTCTTATCTGCATCAGTTGAAAATTTAAATTTAGGTAATTTATTTGGTATTATAATATCTTCGGAAGATGATATCATATATTTATCCGAATTCATTGGTATTAATTCCTTCGTTTTTGCAATATCTTCAAAATAATTTATTTCTATTTTATTAGTATTTACTTTAAAAATTTCTGAAGTTTGAAATAATTTCAGTATTAATCTAAATGAAATATACGGCTCATATGATGCAACTTTATCTTTTTCTTTTGCATTTAGCATATCCCAATTAAAGAATTCATTTTTCCATTTAGCTTCAGGTAAATCTATTATAGCTGGTAATCTAAATTCAGCTGATAATTTTCTTAGCCAAGTAGCGTATGCTAATTCCGGCTTCGGGCTCTTTTTTGCTACAGATGATTCATCGTTTGATTGCTTCATTGGCATCCATAGTTGTAATTCATTACCCGCTGATATATCCAAATCAACATCATATGAACCATCTTCGACAGGAGAATAATTAAAGCCGGTAACTTTACCAGCCATATAATCATAATTACCATCAGTAGTTTTTAAATTTTCTAAATATTTACTTTTAGAAACTTTGGCATCATCGAATAATTCAACAAATGCTGTTGTATAATCTTTATAGTTCTTTTTTGAAAATAGAACGGAGTCTATCTTTGTTTTGCCAACAATATCAGTATTCCATCCATATTCTAAAATTACATTCATAGATGGTCTAAGAAAGAAAAGGTCAAACATTTCTAATTGCTTTAAAGAAAAACATTTAATTTTTACTTTAGCACTTTTTAATGTGTTATTTCCACCATCGGTATCAATTTCAACTGATTGTATTATTGGTGTTGATATTTTTCTATCTGATTCGCCTCCAATTGTAATAGCTTTTCCTGTTAAATCATATCCTAATATAGTATTAGAAGTTTGATATAGTTTTGTAAATTCACTTTGATTTGAAATTATGCATCCTCTGAATGCTGCATCATCATAACTACCATTTTTTATAACATCTTTTATATTGGTAGTATTATTAGTAACGACTGCTCCTGAAGATAATATTACAAATGGAGATAATCTAAAATTTTCATAAGAGAATTTTTCTCTATTTTCTAATTTAGTCTTTATCCAAGGTTTTAACGGAGCTATAAATGGAAATCCCATAACTTATTTATTTATTTATTTTTTCTAAATCATTTAATATTCTGGATATATTTGATGGAATTCTAAGCTGCAATCCTTCGGTTACATAGAAAGATGCATCGTTAATATTATTTGCTACAGCTATAATCCACCATAGACTTCTATCGCCATAATATTTATTAGCCAATAAATCTAATCTATCAGTTACTTCTGATATAACATACAAATCATCATCATTTGCTTTTATTTTTGGGTATATAACACTTGCAAAATATTGTTTTTTACTTTCAGAATCAGTTTTTATTGTCGAATATGTATATCTGTTTGCCATTATTTATTTATTTTTTAGGAAGAAACCCCATCTCCGTTAATAATTTTAGTACTTGCTTTATATCCTCTCTATCTTTTGATTGTAGTTGTCCATTAAAATCATATCTATATACCTTAGTATCTCCTTCTCCAGATTCTATTTTGTGGTCTTCTATTATTTTTAAACCTATCGATACATCCACCATAGATGGGTACATAAATTGATTTTTATCCTCATTAAATGCATCAAAGTTTGCCCAGGTTGTATTATCATCTATTTGAAATCCTAAACTTTCTATATATCCCGGTATTTCTTTATACAACGAACCGATTGATACTCTAACTAAATTTGGAGCCATTGCATATTGAGAGGTGTTACCACCAGATGTTATAGTTTTAATATCTTTATCAGGAAAAGCTAATGATTTTAAATAATTGATTTTTACAATCATAGCATCTCGTTCTTTAAGAGTAGTATAATATAATTTTAAGTTAAATTTTAAACTACGCTCTACGCCACTATATCTATATATATTAAATGGTGAACCTACATATTTAAAAGAATTCCACGATGGGCTTACATCTTCGGATATACCATTGATTGCGCCTATAAACGGAACTTTTATTGATGATTTGCCTTCAGCCGGTATTGTTTCAAATGTAACTATTACGTGGTTTGCATATTCTGCTTTAGCTATTTCCTCATTTGTAATTGATATGGCTTCTAATAATTTGGTCTGACCAATCTCCCAAGGAGTTCCTTTCCCTACCATATCTCTTTTTTGTAGTTTTCCACTTTTATCTTTATAATGTGTAGAGAACTTTTTATCTTCAATTAAAACAGTTGGTTTACCACTTGCATCCTTTGCGCCAAATTTAGGTCCAAATTGCTCATCAGTTGAATAATCTTTTAAATCACTTGCTAATTTTTTTAAACCACCTTTTGTAATTGCTTTAATTGCCAAATTGGCAGCCATTCCACCAATTGAAGAACCACCTTGCTTAAATGATGCAATAAGTGATGCTGGAGCTGGGGATTTCTTTACATAATATGCGGTATCTGCTTCAATGGCTCTTTTTAAGCCACTTTGAGTTCTGAATAATGATATTGGTTTTGATAGAAAAGAATTTCCTCTAAATATAGTATCCGATGGTCTATTAGCAGAACCTCCTAATGCTCCACCTATTTGATTACCAATTAAATCACCCAACGCATTTGGCGAAGAAGTAAGTAATGCAGCAGCTCGTGGTGGATTGATTAATCCCCTACTTTCTATTCTGATATTTTCAGATTTTCCGTAAAGGTTTTTCTTTTGTGATTTAAAAAGGTCTAAGAGTGTTGCCATTTATAGTTACTATTTACTATAAATATCTATATTGTAAATTTATAAAACATTATGCAGTTCTAGCTACTCCGTAAAGTCTACGAGCTTGATTTAGTAAAGATGATTGTAATGCCTTTCCATTTATATTAATACTGGCATCTTTTGCTGTATTTTCACTAATCTGTCCTAAAAATTGAGCATTTATACCCAATAGTGCAACTATTTCTTGTTGTAATTTAGCTCCGTATTGAGTTTCAGTTAATGTTACTTTTGCTTTATCTGCCGCCATTTTTTGTGCATCAATTTGTTTCTGCCCCATAGTATTAACTGCTTCAACAGTTGGCTTCGTTCCGGTTTCAATTGGTTTAGCTTGTTGTTCTTTGGAAACAACGGCAGGTTTTGCTCCTGCGGCAGCTGCTGTGGGTGCTTTATCAAATGCTCCCATATCCTTAGCGGCTAATGCAGTATCGATTCCTATTGATGCTGCCGTTCCAATTCCTGGAATAGTACCAGCTGCGCCGGAAGCTAATTCCATAGCGGCTCCAGCGTAATCACCTTTCGCCAATCTAGATAACCCAAACCCAACTCCAGCTAATAATCCAATTACTGGTATTTTTTTCAACAAAGATTTACCTAATGCTTTTGCACCTACCTTAGCTATACCCTTTGCTCCAACTTTTTCTGCAACCTGTGCTCCAGCTTTTCCGGCAACTCCTGCTACTGTTTTTCCTGCCGTAGTTGCTGCCGTTTTTCCTGCGGTAGTTGCTACTGTTTTGCCTGTTGTAGTTGCTGCCGTTTTTGCTACTGTTTTTCCTGCAGTTTTTGCTACCACCTTTTCTGCTACTTTTGCTCCGGGTGATATCAATCCTTTACCAAATTTAAGTAAACCAGGTAACATTTGTACACCAATTGCAACTGTTAACCCAATTATAGCGGCTGTAAGACCCGTTTCTGCATTTTTCAATGCTTCCAATTGAGCTTTATTATTAGTTTCAGTTGCAAGTTTATTAACGTTCTTACCAAGAGCTTCTTGTAGTTGTTGTTGTTCAGCAGTACTTAATTTTATACTTTGTAATTCCGCTTGTGCAGATATCATTGCATTTGTTGCTGCTAAACTAGCCTCTGCCGCTGTTTTAGCTGCTAAATATTGTGCATTAGAACCTCCTGCTTTACCTTCCTTTAAATCACCACCACTTTTACCCGTATTCTCCGTTATCTTTTGTATAGAGTTTAAATCCATTCCACCCAAAGCTTCTGATAATGCTTGTTGTTGGAACATATTCATATCTTTCGGATTCAATCCCTGAGCTTTCAATGATTTCATTGCTCCTTCTTGGTCACCCGACATAAACTTAGCTCTAACTTCCGATAAGTTTACATTCTTACCAAGCATTGCTGATAAACTCATTTCTGATTTGATACTATCTTTATAGTTCAATACCATATTTTGACCAGCCTTTGCTACTTCATTGAAACTAACT